TGCACTTCACGCACGTTGCCCGCCGCGTCAGTCAGGCGCACGGTGGCGATGCTGTCATCCGGCGGAAGCTGTTTCAGATCCGCTGACGGAATGGCGATCTGCCAGTTCCCGTCGCCACCCACCTGGGTGGTATAGGTTTTGCCGTTCAGCGTGACGGTGACGGTTTGCCCGGCCTCGCTCACGGCGGAAACGCCACTCAGCACCTGCGGGGTATTAAGATCGGCACTGCTCAGCTTGCCGTCGCCGCTAATCGGCAGCACGGCCAGCTCCGGCGGCAGCGTGTCTACCGTGGCGTTGACGGGCAGCGAGGCGTTGTTGCCCGCCGCGTCCGACACGTTCACCACGATCGGCGCAGTTCCCTGCGGTAGCTGCTGCAGATCGGCTGCTGGCACCGTCACCGACCAGCTACCGTCGCTGTTGACGGTACCGGTATAGGTTTTCCCTCCCAGCACGACCGAGACTTTCTGACCGACGCCGCTGACGCCGGTATTACCGGTCAGGGTCTGCGCCTGCCCGACTTCGAGGCCATTGAGAATACCATCCACGAACGGGGTATCGATCTCCGGCTTCGGCAGCTGGTTAGTCGCCACGTTCAGAATATGTTCATCGGACGCGCTCTGATTACCGAGGGTTACCGTAGCGGTCACTTCGCGCGGACCGTCTTTAAGCAGGGCCAGATCCGCCGTTGGGATCACCGCACTCCAGTTGCCTGAACCGTCCACCACCGCGGTATAACTTTTACCGTTGAGCTGCACCACGATGGTGACGCCCGGCCCGTAGACGGTAGAGACGCCGCGGATCTCCAGCGGCTGGGTGATTTCTGCGGCGTTGAGATAGTCATCGGTAGAGATAATGGCAATGGCAATGCTGGTTTCACTCTGATCCACCGTAATCGGCGTCTCTTTGGTGATCACGCTGCCGTTGTTGCCCGGCACGCTGACCACCAGCGTCTGGCTACCGTCCTGCAGCGCCAGCAGATCGCCTGACGATATAGTGGCTTTCCAGCTGCCGTCGCCCTGCACGATGGCGAAATAGGTTTTGCCGCCAAGGGTAATGGTCACGGTTTGTCCGGCCGCAATATTTTGCGTCTGGCCGGTAAGGATCTGGTCGAGCTGCAGCTCAGCACCGTCCAGCACGTTGTCGCCAGTCAGCGGATTAACGGTAATGGCACCCTGGTTGAGGTTAACCGAGAAGTCGATTTCACCTTTCGTGACGTTCCCGGCCTTGTCGGTCACGGTATAGGTGATGGTGTATTCCTGGCCGTCGGCCAGCGCTTTCAGATCGCTGACCGGGATACGCGACAGCCAGTTGCCGTCTTCGCCCACCACAGCGGTGTAAGTTTTACCGTTCAGGGTGATGACAACGCGGCTCCCCGCTTCCGCCGGATCGGAAGAGCCACGCACGAAGCGGTCCGCATTCAGATGGGTGGAGTCCAGCACGTTGCCCGGCACGAACTCGCCCATCTCCAGCGCTGGCGGCACGGTATCGACGTTGAACGAGTAATCTTTGGAGATGGTGCGCCCTTCGCTGTCCACCATGATGATTTTGATGGAGTTCAGCCCCTGCGGCAGCGACTGGAGCAGCTCAACCGGCATGGTGACGCTCCACTCGCCGTTTTCGCCAACCGTGGTGGTCCAGGTGCGCCCGCCGAGCACGAACGACACGGGCCTCCCGGCGTTGGCAGCATTAGTGGTGCCGCTCAGCGTCTGCGGCTGCTGGCTTTCCGTCACGTTGAGAATGTTATCTGAGGTAAGCGGATCGACGGTCAACGTAGAATCCGGCGGATTAGGATTCGGGTTTGGGTTGGGATTGGGGTTTGGATTGGGATTACCGGTCCCACCATCGCCGCCGCCGTTGTTATTATCACCGCCGCCGCCGCCGCCACCACCGCTATTGCTGGCAGCAATGGCGATCCCGGCCACGCCCGCTGCGGCGGCGATAGCGCCCAGAACGCCCAGCCCGGAGATACCGCTGGCGCCCAGGCCCTCCCCACCGATCAGCGCCCCGAGAGAGGTATCGGCGAAGGTGGGAACGATGACTTCCGCGGTGGCCGGCGCGGCCTCGCTGGCAAAAGGAAAGACTGCGTGGTGCGTGCCCAGGCTGTCTTCAAAAATGAGTTCGCTGTGTTGCCCGTCGAGGTCAAGACGGAAGAAATTTTGATAGCGGACCGTGGTCCCGTCTTTCATATGGACAATTAAGTCCCCGCCCTGACGCTCATAAAAATTAACCACGTCGGGAGACGCATTTACTCTGACGACGCTGGTATTAGCAAGGTTAACTACGCGGTCTGCGCTCTGAGGATATTGCGAAACGACATCACCCGTTTGCTTATTAAGGATATCCACGGAATCGGAAAGGTTATTTTGCACGGCCATCATTTTATCCTCATGCTAAAACATTATTCATATTTTTTACCTCACCGCTCCGTATATGGCGCAGACGCAGGGCATTGACGTCACGCAAAAGCGTGGCGCGCAGGAGGTATATGCCGTGCGGTTATGGAGTTACACAACACCATGAAAGTATTGATGTTTTATTACATGCGCTGGCGCAGAATAAGGCGGGCGCTTCTATGTAAAGGTATAAACAACGATCCGGGAATAGGCAATATAAAACCAAAAATAACAAAAAATTATCAATGAAAGATGATATATCCCGCAGTTAATCCGCGTTAGTTAAGTATTGCTACATAATTGCATTACAGGCGTTAAATTAATTAACTTGCGCTGTGAGAATGCGGAATATAAAGAAACGTAAAAATATATCCTGTATTTTCATTTATTAATCGCGCACAAGTTTAATTAATCAGAACGAATATTATCGAACATGAATAATTGCAAATAATATAAAGCGCACAGGTGATAGCTGCGCAACGTCAGGATTTTCAGCGAGATAGGGGCGAGCGCTTTTTGAGCGTTTTCGCGCATGGGGTGTGGGGCATGACCGGCGGACGTGATATGGACTGGCATGTCGTGTCACAATTCTGCTATACTTCGCAAACACTTATGGGGCTGATTCTGGATTCGACGGGATTCGCGAAACCCAAGGTGCATGCCGAGGTGCGGTAGGCCTCGTAAAAAAACCGCAAAAAAATAGTCGCAAACGACGAAAACTACGCTTTAGCAGCTTAATAACCTGCTGAGAGCCCTCTCTCCCTAGCCTCCGCTCTTAGGACGGGGATCAAGAGAGGTCAAACCAAAAAGAGATCGCGTGGATGCCCTGCCTGGGGTTGAAGCGTTAAAACTAATCAGGCTAGTCTGGTAGTGGCGTGTTTGTCCGCAGCTGCCAGGCGAATGTAAAGACAAACTAAGCATGTAGTACCGAGGATGTAGGAATTTCGGACGCGGGTTCAACTCCCGCCAGCTCCACCAATTAAAACAAGGGGTTACGTGAAAGCGTAGCCCCTTTTTTTATATCACTGGCGGCAAAGTGGCGGCGCCGCTTCGGACTGGCGGCAATAAAAAACCCGCCATTGCGGCGTGTGATGTTAGAGCCAAAGCTGACGCTGGCCTCCGGGAACAGGATGCGGCGGGGCTGGCACAATGACGCCTGGTGTTACAATAAAGCGCTCGATTGTTTCCATCGTCACGAAGGTACAACTGCAATTGATGTTCGTGCACTGGTGATAGCGCTCTTTTGTGTTCTCGCTTAAATAACGGCTAGTTCGTGCGTGCGCTGCATGCTGACACTTTGGACAATGAAACATAACCCCTCCCCTCTTAGTTATGCTCCGATGATACCTATTAAGTCTCTTTATGAGAACTTTTTTAGGTCTCGTTATCATCATTTTCATATTCAACATCAGTTAATTTTACTTCCAGCTCAAGAGCAGTAACAAAACCGCTATTGCTCAGTGAATGGCTTACTTTTGTAATTGTCCAGGTCTGATCGTCAATAACCTTTTTAAAGCCTGATACTTTGACCGGGGTCTCGGGGAAAAGGTTGGCGCGTCCGGTCGCAAGGCTAATCGAGAACTCCGCAACACCGCGCTGGAGTTTATCCCATTTCGCCTGGGCGGCTCTTGTCGCTTGCGCCTTAGTGGCATAAACCGTGGTCAAAGCGAACACGTTATCGGCCTCACCTGCCATGTATTCCCCTTCTCGTGCCTCGGGCGCTTTCTTCTCTTTCTTCTTTTTGACCGCCTTTGCTTTAGGGTGCTGTAGTGCGCGCAGGTGCCGTATTTTCGGCTTGCGCTTTACCTTAACTTTTTGCTCCTGTGGCTTCGGGTCTTTTGTGTGCAACCATTTAGCGCTGACGCCGGTATAAGCGCCACGATCGGCGATGGCGAATTGATGCCGATCGCCATCACTCCTCTCGATTGTTACTTGGGGAATTGCCTTGCCGCTTGCCGTTACGCCTTTGCCGGCCCTGATGAACAATAGCTTTCCGGCTTTAACTGACACCTCCCCACCGTTCCGGTCAGCCAGGCGCGTTAAAAATTTGGCGTCCGACTCCTGAGACTGGTCAATGTGCGGGATTTTGATACCAGCCAGATCCGGTGCAACGCTCGCGGTCAGCTTATTGCGCACGGCAATTGCCGTCACTACGGCGCCCAGCGTGGTATCGTGCCAGGACTCCTCGCGCCGGGAATTTAGCGACCCGCGAAAATCAGCGCTCCGCGCGCGAATGGTCACCGTGTCAGGTGCGCCGCGATGCTCCACTTCATCCACTGTGAAGCTGCCTTTATCGACGAGCTGCTCACCCTTCCAGCCAATGGACAATTTCAGCACCGCCCCGCGTACAGGCAAAATAACCTTCCCGTCAGCGTCATCGAGTTCAATATCAAGCTGATCGGCTTCAAAGCCCCGGTTATCCGTCAGCGTCATGCTCATCAGACGGTCGCTGATGTTTCCGGTAATGTCTTTGCTTTCAAGCTCCAGCTTGTAGGCGGGAGTTTTTACCCCTCCCGCGTCGTTAGTCAGCTCATTCAGCATCAGCCCGCCCCCAACATGCCAGTAACTTTTGTCGCAGCCTCTCCGGCTTTACCAATCAGGATTTTGGCCTGCTCGCCGATGTCGCCATAGACTTTAGCGAGCGAGGGATCGACGCGGGCCAGTGTGAGCGTGAAATCAATCCGCCGCGGTGAACCATCAGAAAAAAATACGCTGCCCGTTTCGCTGATGTTGGTAATGACAAACATCCCGTAAATCATCCCGGTGCCAGATAACAACGGCCAGGCGCGCCCCTCCTCAGCCATGCGGTTTAATGTCAGCATCGACATCTTCCCCCCGGTTAACTCAGGGAAAAGGGCGCCGCTCAGCGTGACCTTTTCATCCCCCGGCCCGAGAAACTGAAAGGCGTCTCGCTTACCAACGCGACCATTCGACGGCCAGCGGTATTCCGCGTCACGTTGCATCGTCTGAAAGGGCAGCGTCTGTCGCATAAAGACAAACATCCCAAGCGCCATCATCATCGGTTTTCCCCTTTATCCATCCAGCGCCATATTTGAGCGGTTCCGGGCGCGTCGTTCCCGATCGGCCTTTTCCATTGCCTCGCGAACATCGCGTTCAATCTTCGCCTTATCCGCCCCGTCACCGTTGATGGTGACGTGTATTTCGCTCTTACTGTTATCAACGACAGACTGACCTGCCGGCGCGGTGACTTTTTTATAATCCCCCGTTCCGAAGTCGCCACTAATGCCGCTGGGGCGCATCGTGCCAAGTGTGGCCGCGCGTGTTTTTTCGGCTGTTTTATCAAGGTTGGTTGACTCCTTATTGATTACGCCGATTTTCTCAAGCAGCCAGGTGACGCCGCCCCTGAGCTTGTTGAAGGCATTCAGCGGAAGCATGAGCGCATCAGCCAGCGCCTGGCCGAACATCACACCGGCGTTGCGACAGCTGTCGAGGGTTTCTTTGCTGGACTTCACCGGCTCTATCAGGTCTTTGAACCACTGCCACACCGCCTTTAGCTTGTCGCCGAGCCATTCGAAAACGGGCTTAAGCGGATCGAAAAGCTCGACGACGGGCGCGAACGCCTGGCGCAGCCCTTCCACCACGCCACCGAAGAATGCGCTGATCGGCTCCCAGTATTTACGGATGAGCAGCGCCGCGCCGGCAATTACGGCTACCACGGCCACCACAGGCCATGAAATAAGGCCAATCGAGGAGACTACTCCGCGCGCTACGGCGCGAAACACCGTCCCCAGCGAGCCAGCCACGCCGATGATGGCGTTGATGCCACCTATCACCGGCCAGGCGACCAGCCCGATGGCACCTACCAGCCCAATCACGCCGATCGCCGCCCCGGCAATGGTTGTCAGGGTCTGCGCGATTTTGGGGTTTTTCTTTATCCACTCATCGAGACGCAGAACATATTTCTGCGCGGTCTGCACCAGCTTGCGAAGGGAGGATTCCTGCTGGTCGAACAGGTCTGTTCCGACTGCCTCATAAGCTGACTGAAACTCTTTAAAATCACCGCCCAGGTTATCCTGCATTACGGCAACCAGTTCCGCCGTTTTGCCGTCCGAGGCTTTAAACGCAGCGGTCAGGGAGTCAAGCTTGCCGGACATGGCATCGGTCATCAGCACCGCTGCAGCCGACGCGGCCTCCTCACCAAAAATCACCTTCATGTACTCGCCGCGCTGGCTTGTACCGAGTTTATTTTTGT